GATCTTAGCCAAATCAAGCCTGTAAACAATATGAGAAATCCGTGGCTACGCTTCAAACGTGAGTTTGAACAGTGTTTGGATGGGAAAATGCCGTCTAAAAATGTTGAGATAGCTTTGGCTTGGTTCTATGCAGCTCCATATCGTGATGATTGGATTGCTTCCTAATACGACCGTAGGGAGTGTGCGAGCGCAGCCGGTACAGCTGCGCTCTTTTTATAAGTGAATTGAATAATGACAACAAAATATGACGACATGGTATGGAAAATACTTGGTGGTATGCCCATTGAGGTATTTGATGAAGATGATGACACTGTTTGGGAAAACGAAACTTGGGAGTTAGTAAAAACAAGAACTGAAGGAGATTATAAAGATTCCAGAGCTATTGGTTCTGCAAATTTAATAACTGCTTTGAACATGGTTCATCAACGATTATTAGTTGATGGTACTATATCTGATGATATAACATCTCTAAGTCATGATATTTTCAATAATATTTTAGAAAAATTTACAAAAGATAAACTAATCAGGAAAAGACCTGAGAATATAAGAAAAACATTTCAAGTAGTAGATTAATGAAACTGGTTACAGCAAAACCACCTTTATATCCAAATATTACTGTAGACGAGATTCAGTCTTGTATACCTTATCTATATGAACCAGATGCTAAAGATAAAAGAATAGCTGATAGTTTTTATTTTAAAGGATCAACGTCTTTTGAAAATGAACTGTGTGATTATCTAAGCACTAAACATTGTTTTGTTACTAACTCTGGGTATACTTCTATATTTTTAGCATTATTAGCAGCAGGAGTTACTCAAAATGATGAAGTAATTACTACTCCTATATCTTGGGGACAGACCTTATCTCCTATTATACATATAGGTGCAGTACCTATATTTGCAGATATTGATCCTGATACTTTTCAAATATCATATGACGCTATTGTAGAAGCCTATAGTCCGAGGACTAAAGCTATACTTGTAGTTAATTTATACGGTGCTTGTCCTGAGTTACATAAAATACGTGCTTTTTGTGATGAACATGCTCTTATAATGATTGAAGATTCTGCACAAAGTATGGGCAGAAAATATAAAAAAAACTTTACAGGCACTATAGGACATATAGGAGCTTTTAGTTTTAATTCTGGTAAATTACTACCTATAGGCGGAGCAGGGGCTGTTGTTACTGATTCTGAAGATTTATATCATAAGATTATATACTATGGATCTAAATCTACTCACAAAAATAAAATAATAGGACATACTGATCTTTCTTTAGAAGGTTTAGATTATACTTTTTTGTGTCATCCTATTTTACAAGAAATAGGTAGAGTTAAACTAAATCAGTTAGATGAAATGAATGAAATACGACAAAATAATATGAAGTTCTTAAGGAAAGAATTGAGTGATATTAAATCAATTCAATTACAGACTGTTAATGAAGGTTCAGATATACCAGTATATATATTTAGTTTTAAAAACTTAGCACCTATCAAATTAGACAAGTTGTTTGATCTATTTAAAAGATTTAATATTCCAAGATTTACTTATAATCCTAAACCTTTATGTGATATATCTAGTAATAGATTTCCTTGGTATACGCCATTTGTTGGTTCGTGTCCTAATGCTACTGATTTATGTTCTAAAGAAGTATGTATTACCAGTTATAAATGGATTACCGAACGTCAAGATTATTTAAGACAGTATTCAGATGCTTTTCACTATTGTTATGAACAACTAGAAAGGAGACTTTAATGTATAAACATTTTAGTAGACGACCTAAAGAAATAGAAGATTCAATTATAGACAGTTGGGATACTTCAAATGTATTTCAAAATGTATTTTCTAAAGAAGATACTAAAGAACTTATACGACTATTTAAAGTAGCACCTAAAGCTGGATCTGGCATTGAAAATTATAAAATGTTTGATGATTCTTTAAATGTTTCTGATTTTGAACATACGTTAGCTAAACGTAGACCTAATCCAGGAGAAACAGCTACTGCTTGTAGCGCTCCTGTATCTTGGAATACAGGTGCTAAAGAAATATTAGATCCAGTACTTAAAGAATGTATTGGAGACTATAAAATGATAGGCGGTAAGTTTAATATAACTTTAGGTCCATATAGACTACATACTGATAGCGGTAAAGATCCACAAAGTAAAATATATAAACAAATTATCATACCTTTACATTGGGATAAGTCTTTAGATATATATTCTATGTTATTCGAACAACGGTGGAGTGGTTGTCAAGCACGTTTTCAAAGAGGGGTAGCTATTTCTTCTGATGAATCGTTCGACACACCAAGTCACATTACAATTACTGACTATGAAAACAGTGATATATTTAACTTAAAGAGTGCATCTTTCTCAAAAGAAGATTATAATAATTATCTAACTCATATTGATTATGAGGCGCTATGGGGATTCTCTGTTGAGCTTGCAGCTAAGTGGGAGCCTCAATCTTTAATTTGCTTTGACAGATCAGTAATACACAGTTCTTGTCATTTTGCTAATAAAGAACTACAAAATAAACTATTTTTAACCATCGTAACTGAAAAACATTAAGGAAAAATAAATGGAAGTAGCACTAAAAGCAGAATTACGTAAAGAAATCTCACGAATTGTAGATCTCATGATTCAAGGGGAAGCAATTAGAGAGTCTATTAACGAACTTAAAAAAGATATTAAATCAGAATATGATATTCCTGTAGCAACTATTACTAAAATTGCAACTATTGTTCGTAAAGAGAATATGGAAGAAGAACAAGAGAAGTGGGAAGAGATTAAAGAATATGTAGAAGCCTGTCTTTAATAAGTTTTGCTAATTTTTTATGAGAGTTTGCCCCAGCATGAGAATTGTCTGGGGCAAAATCTTTATGTTTTTCTATATCTAAATGAAACTCTATGTAATCATCTGTTAGTTCAGCTAACATAGGTTGCAAATGTGGAAAACAGCAATGATGAATAATAGGTACATTAGCTCTTTTAGCTATAAGTATTTGTTTAGCTACTGCACCACTCCATAATCGTTGTACTAACTCTGGTTCTGAAAAATATAACATACCTGCTGCGTGCCACGCTGCTTTATGTTCTTTAGTGTTTCTTGTATTACTAAGTATTTGTTCTGATAAAATCCAATTTCTATAATACTTTTCATTCTTAAGAACATGATTAGCAATTAAAAAACCTTGCTGACATTTATTTCTTACATCCCATACTTCCCATCTATATTCACTGGTATGTCCTACTATAATCAAATCAGGTTTTAACTTGACAGCTTCCTCAATTTGTGTTGTAATAAGGTATTCAGAAGCTCCACTTTGGGCTAAATTAGTAATACTCTTACTTAATAAATAAGGATATGCTTGAGTTTGTTTCTCAAGTCCTTCTCCTTTTGTAAAACTATCTCCGCAGGCAATAATGAACATAAATAATGAAATCTTTGTAATAGGGAACTCTTGGTCAATACCAAGTGATAAAGCACCTATTCCTGCTTTTGACCAGTTAGGTCTTAAAAATCGTTGGGAAAAATTAGGAATAACTTTAGATGCTCAAGCTGAGTATATCATAAATAATGATCTTGTCAATCGTTATAAAGTTATTTGGCTAATAGGACATCATCATAGAGCAGATCCTAGAGCTAATGGTGAATATTTACTTCCTTATGGGTGGGGAAGTGAGAATGATGTGTGGGGCAAGTTAGTACAAGACATTTGGTTTAAAAAAATTACACGTATGGCTTGGTACAATAGAACTAATTCTTTATTTGTAAAAGCAGTATTAGGTGAAGCAAGTGCAGAAAATTTAATGTTAATTCCTATATATCGTCCAAATATCATAGATCAGCCTATGATAAAAGATCATCCTTGTGTGTGGGAATATTACTTAAGAGACTTAACAGATGAGTTTGCTGATGGAGAAGGTCATATAAATCAACATGGACATAATCATTTTGCTATTAGATTAGCATCGGAGGTACAAGAAAGATGGAAGATTACATTGCAGAAGAGTGGTCAGACGCAGTTGAAATCGGATTTTCTGAAGAGATAGCTAAAAAAGCTGATAAAATAGTAAAATATTGTACGGCTAACTATATTAAGCATGCTCATCAATGGAAATGTGATTTTGCAGGAAAACCTGCAATACTATTAAAGCCTGGTGAAGGTTATGAGTGGCATTTTGATAACTTAGATTTTGCACAAAAACGATTAACTACTTCACGTCCTGGACGCTTCTGGACTCATATGATTTATCTTACAGAAGGTAAACCTTTTGAGTTAGGTAGTTGGAATCCAGAAGGTGCAAGAGTACAAGAAACAGATTTTTCTGCTCCTGAACCTGATAATATCATAGCAAGAATATATCCTAAACCAGGAAAAACAGTATTATTTCCTTGTTTCATGGTACATAGAATACAACCTTTAGTAGATAATTATAGATGGGCATTTGTAGATTTTATAGATACTCCTAATTATTCTACTAAAACTAAAGCAGATTTAACTTCGATATTTAAAAGGTACTTTGATGAACATACTAGGAGTAAGTTGCTATCATCACGATAGTGCTGCAGCAAATATAAAAGATAATGTAATACTTGGGGCTTCTCAAGAAGAGCGTTTTTCTCGTATTAAATATGATAAAAGTTTTCCACTACACACAATCAACTGGTTAAAAAATGCTTATGAAGATTTTGATTACGCTGTATTCTATGAGCAAGAAACTTATAAAAGATTTAAGAGAGATATAAGAAATATATCAAAAGCCAAACCTATATTGATAGATCATCACGAAGCACATGCTATGAGTTCTATAATCACAACAAACTGGGACGAGTGTGCAGTAATGGTTATAGATACTGTAGGAGGTAAATTTTCTACTTCATTAGGAGTATATTCTAAAGGTAAGTTTACTTGGTTAAGACGTATGCGTTATCCCAATTCTTTAGGATTATTTTATAGTGCAGCTACGAGATTTTTAGGATTAAAACCTTTATCTGATGAGTCTCAAGTAATGGCTGCAGCAGCTTATGGTACTCCTAAATGGTCTAAATATATTAGAGATAATATTTTACACTATGACTATAAAGCTAATTATACAGTTTTACAGGATTTAGAACGTGGTATGGGCTATGGTACTTTAGATTGGGATATAGCTGCATCTGTTCAAAATGTAACACAAACAATTATTGCTAATATGGCTAGTTGGTTACAACAAGAAACAGGTATGACTAAACTTGCCTATGCAGGTGGTGTAGCTTTAAACTGTGTAGCTAACACTGAAATATTAAAATGGACTAAGTTTGATGATGTTGCTATTCAACCTGCAGCAGGCGATGCAGGTTGTGCTTTAGGAGCTGCTGCACTAATAGAACGACCTATTACATTTACTCCTTATTTAGGTATTAGATCCAGTAGACAGATGGCTCCTGAAGAATATGCTAAAAAAATTATAAACAACGAAATAGTTGCAGTAATAGAAGGGCAAGCTGAGTTTGGACCACGAGCCCTTGGAAATCGTAGCTTGCTATGTTTGCCTACTGATGCTAATATAAAAAAGTTAAATATAATAAAAAATAGAGATAAAGATTCATGGAGACCTTATGCTCCAATTTGCCAAAAAGAAGAAGCTCCTAATTGGTTTCATATAATTAAACCTTGTCCTTATATGTTACATATAGCTACAATTAAAAAAGGCCCATTTACTACTTATGATAATTCTGCGCGACTTCAGATTATTGATAAGAACTCCAATACTTTTTTGTGGTCTATATTAGATATGCTGAGACAAAGTGGGCACTCTATATTAATAAATACAAGTTTAAATGGTAAAGGAAAACCTATTGTCAATACCGTGGACGACCTTAAAGAAATACAATTATACAACGAACTGTGCTACTGATACTCTACCTACTGGTAGAACGTATCATACTCCGGACGGT